GTCAGCATTATCATCGAGCCAGTTAGAAACTGAATCTTCGTTAATGTCATCTAAGTCTTTAAGAACAAGTCTTGCAGCCTTTGCGTTAACTCCTTTTTTCTCTAGGACTTCTTTGACAACTCGCTCACGCTGCACCTTGGATAATCCCTCAAGTTGCTCAGTAAGTTCCTTGATACGTTTCTCATCTGCACGTTTGGCTTTTCGTAACTTCTTTAATAAGTCACTTCCATCCACCTGTGTATCTGTATCTGTATCTAGGTCGTCGTCTTCGTCTTCCCAGTAATTGTTGCTCATAGCAACCACCCTTTCTATTCGTTGTTAGTCGCAAGCCACAGTTCTATTCGGGGAAATAGGCTGGCTCTTGCTACCAGTCTTATACGCTAACGGGGCTGGTCGGTCCGTAAGGATTCTATTTAGATTAAGCCAGCACCTCTGGCTTGTGAAGCAAATGACTTGCTTCCTATAGTGCCCGCTTTATTTGCAAAGCGAGCCTCTTCTTCTTTAGTTAATGCTTCTAAGGCTTGTGCTTCTCTGACTGAGTTTCTGAAAACAATATTCTCTAAGTCAGCCTGTGATAGTGGTTCTGTTCCAGATATACCTGCAAGTTTAGTTGCAGTAGGAAGTGCTTGTGCTACACGTCCGAACTTACCAAGTGAACTCTGGTATGTCTCACCTAAAGCACCTAGTTCAGTAGCACGCTCTACAGTAACTCCGCCTGGAAGGGTTTCACTAGCACCCAAACCTTGTTGTTGAGCAGCAGTTAGAACTTCATATCCAGCAAGTTCTCTTGCTAGGTCCTTAGTGCTCTTCTCTCCACCAATGATTGCTCTAGCAATTTGAGTATCAGTTAAATTCGGATATCGTGTCTTAATAGTTTCTTTTATTTCATTGGGAGCAAATTGAATTCTATCAAATATTTGAGTAACACGCTCTGCAAATACTGATGCTGGAATAGCCTTGCCAATGATTCCAGTAAGAAATTCTTCAGTTGCTAAATCACCTAGGTTTGATGTTCTAAGAACATCTGCCATTTTTGATTGAGTTGCAACATACTCAGCAATTGTAGGAACAGTTACTGGCTTACCAGCCTGACGTAAATCTTGTAAATCGTAGATGCCTTTGAATCGTTTAGTAAAGTCAGCCATCTGAGGATTGTTACGAACATCTTGTAATGCTAAGTTGTAAGATTCTTCAATAGTTGCGCCTGTCTTATAAAACTTAGACATAGATGTATATAGTTGGTCAACCCAAGGTTTAGCCATTTCTTCTGTACCAAAGAATAAACTAAGAGTAGTTTTAAATACATCTTTTGCTAATGTTGGTCCAGTTACACCAGTCCCAGGTAAACCAGAACTTAATCCAGTTCCGCCAGTTGTAGTTTTACCCATTGTTGTTCCACTTGTTGTACTACCAGGCAAATCACCAAAGAAAGATAATCCAGTTAGGCTAGTCCCTAGCCCATCCATTTCATCAGTTTTAAGTTGTGGTATTCCAGCGCCACTATATAAACTGCCGTATTGAGATTGTAAATTTTTTATTACTAATTGTGGAATTCCACCAGCAGCAATAGCCTCATCATATTGTTTTTTAATTAAGATAGCAGCCATTGCATTAGTATCAGTAGTACCATCTGGTTTTCTTACTTGTTTTTGTTCTTCAGCAGTTAGTTGTCCAGATATAGGAGTATCATTAAAATATCCCTGAGAGTTAATACCACCACGAGAAGCAATATACTCTTTAGTATAACCAATTGCTCTGGCTTCTGCTTCTTTAACAGCGTTACGCTCAGTACCAGTAATTGTTAAACCAGATGAAGGTGAGACCATACCAATAGTAGTAGCAGCAGGTGGTTTACCTTTAGTTGGATTTACGCCAGTATATGATTTTCCATTAATAATTACCGTTTCAGTTGGTGCTCCATATTGGTCTGCAAAAGAACCAGTAACAGTTGATGGATTTGCGCTACCCGCTTGACCAAAAGGTGTACCAGTTGCAGGTGTACTACTTACGGGTGGTAAACCCATCATTGCTCTAATTCTATCGCGTTCGTCAGCCATTAATTAAACTCCAAATCCCGCTGCTCGCGCAAAACCAATTGCTGCTTCTCTTCCTTTAGTTTGCATTGCAACTGTTTTATCTGCGTTTGGATGAAAAATTGCATAATTATAAATATCAGCAGTAGTTGGAGGTGGAAGTTTACCTACTACGCCATCTGGTCTTAAAAATCTATCAACCTCTGGATTATCTAAAGGTAGCGCACTTGGGTCCATTTCCCAGGTTCTAGCCAATATAGAAACAATAGGATTTGCAATATCTGCCATAGTCAAATCAGGGTTTGCTGCAAGACGTGGAGCATATGCTGGGTAATATTTTTGTGCTTGAGCATTTAATTCTAATTTAAGTTTTTCTGAAGATAATGCACCAGAGGCTAAATCTATACCAAGTTTTACAATCTCTTTATTAGTCACACTTGTTGCACCATAAGACTTAAGAAGTGTTTTAACATTGTTAATTGTTTTAATTGCAGAACTAGGTAAATCCTCAGCCTTACCAAGTACTGCCTTTGACCATACATAAGACTCAGTAAAAGCCTTGGCATCAAATAGTGATGGAGTAGTTACTTGCTCAGTGCCACCCCCTTTAGCCTTACGGGTAACTGTCTTGCCAGATAACTTAGCCTCAGCACTTACCTTATTAAAGAAATCTAATCTATCTTGTTCAGTAAATAATGTTGGGTTATATCCTAGGGCTGAAGCAGTTTTATTTAAAAGAGCATCTGATGTTAGTCGGTCATACTCGGTATATGAGATAGTTGTACCAGTAACAGATGGAGCGTTCTTACTTAATGTACTAAGAACATCCCAAGGTGATTTCTTTTCACCATTCTTAAAGGAAGCCACAGCGCCGTCAACAATGGTATTCCAAAGGGTCTGACGCATTGCACGGGTAGGTTGTGTCTTATTCTCAACAGTAACTAGATACTCTTGAAGTGCAAGAACTGATGCTTCAGGTAGAGTAGAGAAACCTTTTTTAACTATAGACGCATCAGCCTTAACCAAGTTACCATTTTTATCTGGCATCCAAAGATAACTAATTGTTTTCTTAGAACCCTTTTGAGGAACTTTAGGTACTGGTGGTGGTGGAATTACCATTATCTAGCCTCTTTCAAACTGTCGTTTTGGAAATATCTATTTATTATTTTTTGCAGTACTGGGTCCCAAAGATTTAAAGTTGATTCTAGGTAGGCAACCCATTGTTCTTTAATGATATTTTTACTGCCAACGAAAGTATCTTTATAAGCCTTAACATATGAATCACGATATTCTACAAAAGCCTTAGCGTGAGTCCAGAATTGAGTATTACCAAATTCATTCATCCACTTTTTATTATCAATAACCTTTTGTAAACCTCTGGCTTGTGACCAAGCAGCATCTCCCTTTGAGATACTTTGCATATACTCGTTATACCAGGGTTCACTACCAGTTTTAAGAGTTGTTGTTGCATATTGTTTTAATGCATCTTTTAACTCTGGTACACTAAGGTAACTTGCGTAACCCGCTTTTTTAGCAGCATCATTTAACTGCTTCTTATAGTCGGTGTAAGCCTTCCAGTAACGAGATTTAGTTAATTCAACCTCAACCATTTCTGGTGTCTTAAGTTGAGTATTAAGAATTGTTCCACCAGGTAAGGTTGTGTTTGGGTCATTAAGGAATTTATTAACCTGTGGGCTATATTCTTTTGGTAGGTCTGCGGTTAGCAAGCCAACTACTTGAGGACTAATAGATTCTAGTTCTTTAGCAAGACCACTATAATCATTCCATATTCTATCGTATGCTTTTTGGCTTGGAGTAATATAAGCGTTCTTATCTTTAGAAGATACAAACAATCTATCCATAGGGAACTGTGCGCCAGGAACAGCCATATGAGATTGGTACTCATCCTCTGCCAGGCGTTGAGCCTCTACGTCACCCTTACCCTGTGCTCTGTACTTATCAAGAAGCATAGAGTAATAGTCATTAAATAAACTATCTGGACGGGCTTCTACATACTGGGCTGTACCTAGTAATGAGAAAAACTGAGTACGGAATTTACGTAAGTAAATATCTGTAGTTTCTTTTTCTATACTTTTTTCAGTTGGCTTTGGACCAATCTTCATATCATAAAGAGTCCATTGTTTATTTGATACAGAAACTAATGAATCCATCCACATTTCGTCAGTCTTTGACTTATTAACTGCGGTTATTAAATTTCTTGCCCAAGCAGGAGTAAATGTTTTGGTTAGTTGAGTCTTAACATTTGGCTCTATTCCAAATGGGAATAACTCATCATATGAGTAACCAGGAATTTTTCCAACTGTTCCATCTATAAGAGTTTTTATTTCATCTGCTGAATCAGGCTTACCATTTAAAATTCTATTTACTGAAAGTGGGACTAGCCAGTTTGCACCAGGAAGGTTAGCAATAAAGTTAGTTGCACGTGCTGAAACAATAATTCCTTGACCTTTATTAAAGCCCATCTCTTTAGTACCAGGAACTAATAGATACTGAGCCTTCATTGGGTCTTCAACTGGATTACCATACTTGTCTACACCAAATGAGTTATATAAAGCGTAATAAGAGTTTAAAAATCCTGATGTTCTACCAGGTTGTCTGGCAGCAAAACCAGTATAACGATAGATACCACTTGCCGCTGCATTAGGGAAAACAAGTGCTGCACGGGCTAGATAAAGCCCTCTTTGTTGACGTGGAATTGTATAGAAAACTTTTGTTATGTCTTGCACCATTTCGGCTGCAGCAGATTGTCTTAATGTATTTAAGGTTGCAAGAGTTACTTCTTGACCTTGGGCAACTAATTGGTTAGCCTTACTAACTACACGATTAGCGTGCTCAACGTTACCCCATACTTGACGAATTAAGTTTTCTGGTTTAGCAAGTCCACGCCACGCTGCTGAGATAACAGCATCTGACGCTTCGCTAATTGCTTTGCCAAGAGTTGTAGGTCTTGAATAAGCAATATCAAGTGGTTGAATAGGAACCATTTGGTCAAGATATGCACTCAATGTTCTTTCTAAATCTGTTTGTTTAACAGGACCTGCGGCAGCCAGTCTTTGTGCTTCTGGGCTTGGTAGGTATCTATTAACATATGAAATAGAATCATCAACAATTTGAGTTAGTTCATCTTCACTACGTCCCATATTGTATGCATAAGATTTACCTTGACGTGTAGTTGCCCATTGTAATAACTCTTCACGAGATGCACCTCTAAGGATTTGGTCAACTAAAACATCTCCCCGCATATAAGTATTAACTACATATGTTAGTTCAGGGAAATATAGTGGGTCTGCAACATTTGTTATAGTAGAAGGACTCTTGCGGAATACAGTATTTATCTTTGCAACAACTGCTTTGTTACCAAGAACTTCAAGGGTTCTAGTATTATTGTTTGCAATTTCACTAAAGTATCCATCACCAAGATAATTCTGATTTGTAAATGATGGGAACTCAAACTTTTGTCCATTAGCAAGAACTCGTGTCACAGTATCTGGCATTAAAGGTTTACTCTCATAACGACCTTCAGATACCTTAAATAATCTGGCTTTTTCCTGAAGTTTAGGGTCAAGTTTCTTTAATACTTCACCTATCTCATCATAAACCTTAGCAATTTGAGTATCAAAAACATTTAATTCAGGAGCAAGAATATTAATCTTATTAGTTGCCTCAAGTACTAATGCTTCTGCTCTAGCAATTAAAGATGCATTACCCTTATATGCTTGTTCAACTTTTTTAAGAGTATCTTTATATTCTTTACCAGGAGTAATATCTTTTACTCTTAGAGAACTTAACTCATCTGCAGGAATATTATCTTTTAAGGTTTTGATTCTACGACTTAAGTTGTATAAAGTTGGGACATCAACTGGCTTACCATATTCAACTGTCCAGCGATTAAAGTTTGTTTCAATATTGTCAACAATTTTTTCGGCTGCACGTAAATCTTCTCTAACTTCATCAGCCCAGTCAGCCTTTGTTTTAGGTGATACGCCAGGAGTATCTCTAAAAAAACTTAAATACTGTGCATAGATATTATCACGAAGATTTATTGCTTGGTTATACTGTTCTGATAAAGCCTTTATCTCACGTTGAATTTCTTTTTTAGCACTTGGAAAAATAGTCTTTGCTTTTTCAATATTTCTCATAGTAAAATTTGCTGTATTTTTTATCATTTGTTTTGCAGCAGTAGTTGCCATTGCTGAAACAAACTCTGAACCAGATGCCATAGTCGCTGACAACATAGGTTCAAATACAGAGTTTTTAGGAATATATGAAAAACGATACAACTGTGCTAATGAGAATGTTTTATTACCCATTTCAAAAATAGATTGGGCAGCATCTTTAGTACCACCAACAGTCTTCTGCACACCACCAGCAACTACATTTTTTTCTGCTCTAGCAGCACGGGCAATCATTTTATCTAATTCACCAAAAGGTAACATAGGCATTGAGTTTTGTAGTTGACGTTGAGTCCGTGCATTAACTACAATTCGTGTACCAGTTGGGTCCATTGCGTTTCCGTGTTGACGCAAATCTCCGTGTACAGCCTTTACGTTTTGCATTAAAGTATTAACAAAAGAATCAATTACTTCAGTATTAAAATAGCCTCTTGAATATGCAATAGTTCTAGCCAATGCTATATTAGCATCATCAATAACTTTAGCACGAGCACCATCTGTAGTAGCAGAAACAAACTTATCAATTAATTCTCTACGATATTCAGATACAGTTTTTGGCGTTAAATCATCTGATGTAATTAATTTTTCACCACGTCTAAATAATGGGACATCATCAAAAACAGCAATTAATTCATCTACACCATTAAGAGGACGTAAACCTGAGTTAGTTACAAATCCCTTTGGCATCATAGTTCCAAAGTTACGAATAAGAACTGTGGCTGCGCCACCTACACGTCCACCTAGTACTGTTTGAGTAAACCCACCAACGTTTGAAAAGTCACGCTCTAGTCTTGCTGTCTTAAGTTGTGCATTTCTTGTACGTAGTGCAGCATATGCAGTCTTGCCGATTACAGGCTCCATTGGTTTATAATTTTTACCAAAGAACCTAGGGCTAACCTCAAGAAGATTAGTTTCAGGATTTAATTCTTCTTTTAAGAATGCATCATAAATTTCTTGATGTTTTGGGTCTTTAGCAATAGCATCATCATATGCTTGATTCCAACGGTTACGTTGTTCTACTGTGTAAGTAGGTAATTTATTGTTTGCTATATAGTAGTTTTGAACTTCTTCAGTTCCTCTACTTAAATACCAAACATCATCAAGTCTTCTTGCACTAGCAAGACGGTCAAGTGCAGGACCCCAACCCCTATCTGCTAGTAATAAATCACGAACAAATTCTGGGTCTGTTGTTTCTCTCACCAGAGCGGGAAGTCTTGGATTTAAGTCTTGTTTTAATTTTTTTAGAAGAACTTTAATTTCAATAATATTATCTGCATTAGCAAGGTTTTCAATATCTTGACCAAATACAGTTAATGAACCTTCTTGCCCATTACTTGCTCTAAATTTAATGTGGTCGTCAGCCAATTTTTCCAGTTGAGGTAGGGCATCAATATCGCCAACACGAATCTTAGTGCTTAATCCACCAGCAGCAAAAAGACTTTTTGTTACAGCAGCAAAGCCTCTGATGCCTTTATCAATAGCAACGTTTTTAATTATTAGGTCGTTTATTCCACTAACCCATTTACCAACAACATTGTCTTGAAAATTTTCTTTAACATCTTGGTCATTCCATAAATCAACTTCATCTAAATCAATATTACCAAGACCAAGGATGCCAGCCTGAATAGATGGCACAATAGGAATCATTTGTGCTTTAGTTAAAGATACACCGAGAGATACTTTTTCACTTCTATTATAAGCATCAACTATATCTTGTGGCTGGAAACCTTTACGAAATTTTTCTAATTCATATAGTGGGCTGTTAGGGTCAGCCAATAAAAATGCTGTAGAAAAGGGACGTGCAACAATAGGACTAAATACATATTGTTCAGCCTTTTGAGCCACATTCATAATTGGGTCAACTGGCTTCATAATTGACTGGTCTTGTGAAAGAATTCCAGCATCTTTCATAGACTGCTTTATGCCAGCCTCAGATGCTAGGTTTGCAGCAGCAGCAAGTTCTGGTCTAGTTTTGGCAACTGAACCTGCACCAATTGATGCACCAGCCTGTATTACTGGAGCCAAAAGACTTCCAGTAAATGAACCTAAACCTTTACCAACTGTTTTAGTTGTCTCTAAAAAATCATTCCATAAAGACATTATTGCATCGTCCCTGGCTTAAATGTAGATGGAGAACCACCCTGAACTTGGTCTTCAGTAATAGCCATTATGAATCTATCTCTATCGCTTGTAGATTCCCAAGGAACCATTGACAATGATAATGCAATTCCAAAGTTATCGTAACCTAGTGAATTAGCAAACTTATCTAAATGGTCAAAGAAAGAATTTTCTACCCATTTCACAATATCTGTGCTTTCAAATAGTTAACTAGTTCCTTGTATGAGTCAGGTGCACCAGGTAATCTAGTTGCTTGTAGTAAATCTGGTATATATTTTTTAATTAAATCTAAGTCTTGTGATTGTTTAATTGGGCTAGTAAGACGTGCAGGAAGTGCTGACTCATTACGTCCACGACCAGTTGCTACACCATCTGAGATGGGTAAATCGCCCTCATAATCAGCATCTAATGGGGTAAAGGTTCCCATAAGTTCATCTAATGTATTACTTGTTTTGATTGATGCTGGTTTTGGTGCAGGAGCCTTAGCCAATTTTGCACCTGCTTTCTGTTCTCTAATTTGTTTGTTCATTCCATATGTAAAACCTGAGTAATCTCTACCAGATTGTCCATTACCACCCATAGGATTAATATTTGCTGGGTTATTTTGAGGAGCATCTGGTTGAAAACCACCACGAGTTTCGCCAGGTTGTGTTATTGCCATTGCATTCTCCTACTTTGTAAATTGTGTTTTGATGTTTGCGGTCCCACCGCACCATACGTTGTATTGAATTGCTATATTAATTGCTTTTTTAGCAGCACTTGCTGCTTTAGTGTGGGTTCTACGTTCCATATCCATTGATGCTAGTGCACCTAATGCTATTCCACCACCAGAACCTATACCGTATAAGCCTTTATCATCACGCATATATCCATAGTCATCAGTAATTTGATATATCTTGCCATTAAAACAAACTAATGCATCCCAACCAGAATCATCATCATTTTTTGTTTTAGGTGTTGGGTCATACCCACCATCTATTATAGTTTGTTTTATAGACGGTAATACTCTAATCATCATAAATCTATCTGGGTCTTGCGTTTTAATTACTTTAGGTGGTTGCCATAAGTTATTAAGAATATCTCCTACAATTGCATCACCTGCAACTGCAATTAAATACTCGTTAACCTTAACTATCTTTTCGCAACCTTTGGCTACATATGGTCTATCGGTATATGTAGTTAAAGTATCTGAGCCTAATACAGCCCAACCTTTACCCTGAATACCAACAATTGCAGTCATAGTCCCCTACTTAGATTATCTTCTGGCTATTGTTCTCACGCTTGCGTTTGCTTCGCCACCTGATGTTAGGCTTGAAAGAATACTCATAATGTCTGGTGCTGGTTGTTCACCTTCAGTTACTTCAGGAGGAAGAGCGCCTCCTGTTAGGACGCCAGAGGGAGCAGGGGACGTTTGCTCAACCATAGAAGGAGCAGCCCCAACAGGAGGAACTTGTTCTGCAGGGGCAGGTTCTGGCGTAAATACTTCTTGAATTGCATCTTCAAGTGCCAGACCACGTTGACGCATCTTAATAACTTCAGCAATTTGTTTAACAATTGCAGATGCATCTTGTCCTTGTGTAGCCATTGCAGGAATCGCTTGTGTGTATGCGGTTAATGAACCAAGTAAAGCCTGGCGCATACTCTCAACTTCAATCTTTTCTAACTCTTGTGTTACGTTTACGCTAAATGGCAACTCACGCATAGCCAAATCTTTAGAGATTAAACCACCACCAAGTGCTTGTAGCATAAAAATAAGTCCTTGTGCTGGGTTAAGACCAGCCAACATTCCATAACGAACATCTGCTGAGTAATCACCCTTGATGTCTTTTGTTGGATTGTAAGTAATTTCGTATGGTGACCCAGCATCTACGCCACGAATTGTCTTCTCTGTTGGGAAAAGTCTTTCATCAACCTCAAAACAAATCTGAATTACATCACGTAATGCGCTTGCAAAAATTGCTTGGGCTGATTTAACCTGTGTATCAAAGGCACCCATAAGGGCTTGTACACCTTGACCAGTCACAATTGATGCATCAATGTTTCCAGTACGTCCTTCTGGATAACGTGCACCTGTTCTTAATTCTTGATTTAATAATGTTTGCTCAGTAAATGCACCTTGTGGAAGGGTAAGTTCTACACGACGAACACCATTAGGTGTGGCTGTGCGGATAATCGCATCTCCACCAAGTTGTAGTTCGTTAACATCAATAGGTACAACAATAGGAGCCTGCACAGATTTTTCTGCTGCTTCCATTGCAAGTAAAGCAAATCGGTTACGAAGTAACTGAATACCTAGGATGTCGTCAAACTGTCCACGCATTTCACCATCAACAGATGGCTTACGTGCCACAACAACCATCATCTTACCTAGAGGATTCTTAGCCTCTGATAAAACCAAATTATCTTTGGTTGGCAAATAGATAATTGACTGGTCTTTGTCATAATAGCGAATCATTTCAATCTGAGCGTTAAGGTCTTGCTCATAGCGCAGTTTGCCTAGGAGTTGATACTCATACTCAGGGAATAACGAAACTAGTTCGCCCAAGGTCAGCATATATCTTTTAGCAAATGCAACACAGCGTCCATAGCGGTCAAACTCAGGGTAAGCACCAATTGGGTTTTCTAGGCGGATGCGTGGCATCTTTTCTTCTTCATCCAGTTCAATAATGAACGGGAGGAAACCATATGTGATGTACCAATCAGCACCAGAGTACATCTGGACTGACAGGTCAGAATGATTAAAATAGTTTGATGCTATACGTGTTCGGGTATCTGCAAACTTACGGGCACGGTCTTTTACAGCATTGGCAGCAGAACAGTTAACTGCTGGTAGTGGAGCCATAACCTCAGAAAGGTCACGGGCTACAATGTCAACAAAGTTTGCTACTACGTTAGCGTCAACGCCCTCTGGAAAGAAATCAGGATATACAGATGCAATCTTGCCTTTACGAACTGCAAGAACATCTAGTGCACGAGAGTCTTTATCGGTAGCACGGTAACGCAGAGATGCAACTCGTGCTGCTACCTGCTCAATTGATAATGCCATTTATATCCTAACCATAAGTGTCTTGCCATTGCTCCGCAATAGCGTCGTCTAAATTAATACTGTAACGATTTTGCATTTGTCTTCTTGTCGCCCAGCGATTGTTTGTATATGAAGTTAAGCCTGAACTTTTTTGCATTAACTCACGAACCTTGATAACTGCAAACCATAAAGCCATTACGCAGTCGGTAGCGTTTCTAGTTTCAGGCTTCCAAGTGATTAACTGTTGGACTAACGCCTTAAGACCTTCAGAGCCTTCGTTGCTTGGTAGTTCAATTAAGTTGTTATCTTGAAATCTGCCATCTCGCAAAGTTCCAAATAAGGCTGCCATAGATGCTACACCGAAAGATGTATCCCATTTATTCTTACCAGTAAAGTGTGAGTTTAGTTGGCAACCGTGAGCAGCCAGCCAGTTTCTTAACTCATCATCTAAGGCGTAAGCCTTCTGGTGAGCGTTAATCTCAATACGTAATTCTTGTGGTTTAAATTTTTGAACCCATTCTTCAATAAGTTCTCGAATCTTTAAAGGTGTAGGTTCTGTCATATTGGCGCAGTCAAGAATATAAATCTTGCCATCTGCTTTATTGTAAGTAACTGCAACTGCTGCGGTAGCCCCAGCCATAGCGGGGTCTAATCCTATGATAGTATAACCTTCAACATTTTTAGGATGACCAGGTATACCTGCTTTTAGCGGTCCACGTTTTCGCATTCCGTTGACACATCCTGCAACAGAGCCTGGTGCAAAGATTGCGTCTTCGGTAACATCTTCTTGTTGGTAGACCATAGCCCAGACACTCGGAGCAACTTCAGACCGCCTTGTAAATAACGCGGGTCCATCCCATTTCGGATAAAGTCCATTTTCGTCCGCCTCATCTTGTGCAACTTCGGCTCTATCAGTTTTTGCCCAAAGGGTTTTCCAGTTTTGTGGTTTCTCGTCAAACTCTAATACGGCTGGCATTGCACAATATGTGAATGGTGATTTGCCACCAGTCCAGTTTGAACCATCTCGTATCTGTTTATATAAATCTATAGGGGCGACACGGGTTCCTACTATAAGCAGTTTTCCGTGCCGTCCCAAACGTGTGATAACTTCTTTCTGAAGCCATTCAATTTGCTTTTCCCACTCGTGGGCGTTTGAGTTCATCACAACATCATCTAGGATAATCAGGTCAGCACGGGCACCGTAAATCTGAGACCCAAATCCTAAAGCCTGTACCGTAGGGTCTTTTTCGCCAGAGTCTCGTCCAGCCCCTAGATAAATCATATCTGCTGACCAAGTAGGTGAGTCAGCCTTGTATCCACCGTTTGGACCAAATGTCATCTGTAACTTAATCCAAGATGGGTGGGATAGGCGGGTCTTTATTGCACTTAAAAATTTTCTAGCCATACCCTGAGTTTTAGAAACAATAATGATTCGCACATTAGGGTCAGTTGCAATTCGGTAGGTTACGTAGTTAATCGTAATCACCGTTGACTTGGCGTGCTCAGGGGGTACGTTTATTAAAATTCGGTTAAAAGCACCTGGCTCGTAAACTATTGCAGGTGGCTGCCAGCGTGGGGGTAAGCCATCAATTAAGTCAATCCAGTTTAACTGGTGAGGAAATAATTTAGTTTCTAAGAACTGCTCAGAGAATTCGGGGAATGTAATACCTTTAAGGTTAGATAGGTCAGCCTTAACACCTTTACCCGCAAGGCGGGCTTTGTCGGCTAACTCCTTAAACTCAGGTTGGTTCATTGACCATTGCCTGAAGGTTACTTCATTCCTACCAACAGCCTTCATAGCATCAACTATGGTTGAGCCTTGGCTCAGCAGTTCCAAAACTTGCTTCTGGGCTACCTCCTTTGGGATGTTTTGTATCCCAGGTTTTCTACCCATAAGTATCCCCTTAAAACATAAATTAAACGCCCTCTGTAAACGGGCAGTATATTCCCATATATATTATATATATTATATATATTTACGTCGCGTAGCCCGCAGAGGCGGAGCGACGCTCCTTATAGATATAAATATCTATACATATAAGATAACCTGTTCAAATCGTAAAACCGAACAGATTTATAGCAAATATTTTTAAATAGTCGCCTTTTGGCGACAAAAGTATTGATTTATACTACTTATGGGGGGATATAACAGAAATATTTAGGGTGAGTATACTTACATAGGAGTAAGTGTTTTTAATCAATGTACCCTCAAAAATTCTGCCCTTACCCTTATTCTGCCCTACCTTTTTCCGTCTTAAGACGTATTTACTTAATTAGATGTAATTAATATTATGTAAAGTAAATATAAATCCAGATTTTTGGCAAGGAATGAACGCATAAATGTTTGAATGATTGGAGACTATTCCCCTCCCCTCTTTTTGCGGGGGGTAAAAATAGAATCCAGATATGCTCGTCTCATATATTGAGAAGATAAATCTCATAATCCGATAGGAAAAAATGTGACGCAATTAACACGCCGATTAATAGGAAATGTAGAGATTTTTCTTTTTTTCTGGTATCTTTTTCCTAATGGGGAAAAGCCCCACTTAAGACAGGAGAAACAAAATGAACGTATCACTACACCGCCCAGAGACCGTAAGCGTACAAGAAATAGAGGGGTCTCTTTCAATCTGTATCACAATCACCGACGATAAAGGAAACGATAGTTACATCTTCTTTAAAGGATATGAAGATTTCTTCAACTTTTCCAAGGCTATCCGCCAAGGTGGAAGTTATGGCATAAAGTACGATTTGAAGACAGGGGAAAAAGTAAAGTAGAATTACCGCCCCCCGCCCGCTAACGACGGCGACGGTCCAAGACCGACGGGGGGCACTAGGTGGAGGATAAGCCTCTATCTTTCAAGACGGGAGAAAGACCAAATGAAGACAGCAACAAGAAAGACCGCAAAAGTTGAAGACATCTTTCAACTAAAAACCGAATCTCTAAGCCCTATTACTACCGCATTAGAAAAGGCACACGAGATTATCAAAAAGGAAACCGACGCGCCCCGCGCCACAATCACAATCACCAGAAACACCAAGGGCAAAAAAGCACATTTCACACACTACAAGCCTTGGAAATCTGGAGAGGAATCTTTCAATGAAATAATGTTCAACGCCGATTTCTTCAAGCAAGGGGCGGAGGGCGTACTTTCAACTCTAATCCACGAGATTAGCCACTCAATCAATTACAAAAATGAAATCTCAGATTGTACAAATGAGCAATACCACAACAAGCAATTCAAAAAAGTTGCAGAGGGCTTAGGTCTTAAGGTGGAAAAGGTTAAGCGATTCGGATTTGCCTTAACTACACTTACACCAGAGGGCAAGGAAAAATGGGCAGAGGCTTTAAACGTAATCGAAGAGGCTTTAAAGATTACCGCAATTCAAGAATCAGAATCTGCCCCTAAGGGACGCAACAAAAATCTATTAGTGGCAAGTTGCAACTGTGGCGAGAAAATCCGCTTGAGTCTTAAGACATTAGAGAAAACCCGCCCTACCTGCCAAGCCTGTAAATCAGAGTTTAAGACCGACGAGGCAGAGGGAGACGACAACTAGAAAGAAAAGCCCCCGTACCCTTAACCAGAGGGCGCAGATTCAAGACCTAACGGGGGCACGAGTTAGGGAAAAGCCCTAACCAATTAAGACAGGAGAAAAGAAGTGCAAGCAATCACAACGACATCAAGGGAGCAATTCGTCTCTGATTATTGCTTAGTAGTTGATAACGATTTCAACGCTTACGCCGAGATAATGGACAAGCAAGAAACCGAGGTGAAAAATGTTTCGGGATTGAGCGACGTATTAAGAGCGGAGTTTGAAACCTACATTTCCCAAGTTGTAGAACGTGAAAAAGAAAACGGGCACGAGGTCGGGTCTTTATTAATTAGCCAAATGCTTATCGGCTGGGGTTCTGACGTGTTCGACGACATAGCCCGCCATTATATACAACTTAAGACGGAGGCTAACTAATGTTAATCAAGATAGCAACGGATAACGACGCAAACGGAAACCCCCGCAGAGGTTGGCTACGGACAACGGCAAACGGTCAGGTTCTGGGCTGGATTGAGGAAGGCTACCTCGGAAGAGGGGCAATCGAAGGCTACGACGACGGCGAAAGTCCCACAATTTACGTCAAGGTTAGAGAGTACAAACGCTTTAAAAAGTGGGGCGAAACTATCCAAGCAAACTTTAAGGAAGAGCAAGACGTACGACTTAAGACGGGAGTCAGTAATTGAAACTAACTAAACGAGGACGCAGAGTAAGGGCGGTAATCTTCACCGCCCTAGGGCTGGGGATTATTTGGCTACTAAACGACGCAACAACGCCCGACCAATGCAAAGTGGAGTTCGAGAATCTTTCTCAGTTCTGCCTTGATTTACTTTACAAATAAAAGCAACGACTTAAGACAGGAGAAAACAAATGCAAACAATGCAAGACTTAATTAATGCAATAAAACCCATACTACCTAATGCGCTAGTAATAGACACCGACCAAGGAATCTTAATCGAAACTAACTTAGAGTTAGGGCTAGGTGGATTACTGCAACCAATGGAAACAGAGGGCGACTAATGAATGGCACAAACCAAAACACAAATCAAGTTTATTGTGGTGATTGCCTCGTCTTAATTTCAGAATGTGGGCACGGCTACGACTTAAGACGTGAGAGGCAATTCACAAACAAAACCCTTGATTCTAAAAGTAAATAGTGCAATAGTTAAGCAAGGAAAGGACGGGAGAAGGTATGAGCGCAGAAGAAACGTTAACAATCGGTAAGACCTTTACAGTTAATGAACTATGGGAAGCGGTCTGGGGTTGCGACGGCTCAGGTATGTACTACTGGTGCAGGAAATTACGCAAACCAAACTACCAAGGAATAGACTTATGGAAAAGAGTCAACGGTGAACTTACGCCAAACCCTCAACCCGTAAGAGTGTACGACAGCATAGGAGAAAAGTCTTACGTCGTCGAGGTGGAAGACTTACGCAGGGGGTATGAACTAGCAATCAAAGCAGGTCAAACTCATTGTGGAAATTACCCACTAGACACGCAAGATTACGACGCTTGTTTCGGAGATATGATTGTGCAATATGCAATCTTCGGCGAGTTAACATACGGATAAATACTACTTAAGACAGGAGAATATAATGGGCGCAAGAACAAACTTCCACTTCAAGCAAGGGGATAATTTCATAACTCTTTATTCCCATTGGGGCGGAGATAGTAAAATGCAAGACCTAGCCTACGCAATAGATGAGGCTAGACCAAGGTGGGACGATACCTCATACGCTACCCGAATAATGGTAAGCCAATTAATCGGTGAGAGTTGGAGTAATGAAACTGGGTATGGTCTCTTCGCTGATTCAATAGGTGGTGAAGAAAGTTATGAACACACCGTCATTGATGTAGATAACAAACTCGTAATAATTGACGGGCAACCTAAATCATACGAGGAGTTTATCTCTTACCACTCAAATACATTTCACGTTGGCGAAATGGTTAACTAACGACTTAAGACAGGAGATATAATGATAGCAAATTATACGGACACAGGTTATAACGTGGCGTGTGGTTCAGATAAAGAAGGTAATGTATGGGAAGCCCGCCATAGTGGGGGCGAGTATCATCTATTTAAGAATGGAAGATATGAAACTACAATGAGCACTAAGACAAACATTATGGTTGTATTTAATCAAGTCTTAAGACGGGAGATATAATGAAAAACTATAGAATAACTGTAGAACTAGTGCCAATTTCTTACGAGATAGAGGCAGAGAGCGAGGAAAAAGCCAAGGAATATGCCACAGATTGTTTCTTTGATGAGACAATTTACG